CCCGGGGTCTTGTCCGAGCCGATAGCACGGATTCCGTTGGCTTGCATCTCGGCAATAATCTCAGGACGGCTGTTATCACAGACGAATAGCGCTTCTGGTAGAATCTTAGCAAGATAAATTAGTTCAGGGGCGGTGAGGCCGCTCTTGCATAGGTGCAATTTGAGCCATATATCGCCGTCAGAGTCCTCATAAACTGCCACAATGGTAGTTGGGTCTTTGTAGCCAAAGTCCACGCCGTAGCGCTTCAGAATGGCTTCTGGCGGTATTTCGTCTTCGGCAATCCATCCTTCGTAGACATTGCCTTCCAAGCTTCCGATTTCGCCCATTCCATAGACCCTCCACCAGTTGCTCGTGCCATCGCCCTTGCGAAGCTCTAGGGTCTTGATGGTGGCTTCATCTAGGGCTTCGTTGTCCAAGTAGTTGAGCTTGATGAACTCGGTGTCTGGGCGTTTGATTAAGTCGTGCGCCCAGAATTTATTGACTGGGTTGAAGTCGAGCCATATCTTGCGCTTGGTGCGGATTTCGAGCTGAGTGAAGGTTTCTTCGTTGATACGGTTCGCCTCATTGACGAATAAGAACGAACGCCGTGCGCCAAGTGCGCCTGCCTCGTCCGTTGAGAAGAACTCTAGGACGGAGTGATTCGCCAAGTTCTCGAAGGTGTGGTCTGATTTGTTCTCTTGGAATAGATGAGTCCAACGCTGGTCGGCTAGGAAGCTTCTAAGGTCACGAATTGCGCCACGCTTGAGGTTCGGGAAGGTATCCGTGCAAAGGCTGATGATTTCGCCTGGGTAGTCGAAGCTAAGGTCTGCTAGCATCCCCACGATATCGTAGGTCTTGCCAGCAGAAGTGCCACCCTGCACGACATTGATTCTGCCGTCCATTGCACGAATCTTGTAGTAGGCGGTCGTATTCTCCCAAGCCATTGCTATTCCTCTGATTTATTCTTCGGCAACCTCGGCGCTGGAACTTCGATGTTAGTCTGCTTGATTTCTTGCTTCGGGAAGCCATAGACCTGATTCATCATGCCTTGAATCTCGTTCCATTGTCCTTTGTTGATGCAATTGGCAAGCTTGCGCTCGAAGTATGGCGCATCCTTGTCGTTGACTATCTCTTTCAATTCGGCTTCGGTCAATTCGAGCATTTTCTCTAGCTTGTAGCGAGCAGTTGCTTCTTTCTTCCAAAAGCCTCGTCCTTGCTTGTTGCCGTTCGGTTTCCCGAACTGTGCCGACTCGTTGATAGGGTTGCCATTCTTTAGTTTGCCCTTCACCTGAGTATTGGTGAGATTCTCATTCTTCTTTGTCATAGTTCAATCCTTTCCGTCAATATCGTTGGTATATCAAGAATCCTAAAAACGACCGTTCCGAATGATGGGGATTTGCCAGGCTTTCCAAGCCCACTTTCGAACTTGATTCTTCCATTTGGCAAGTAAATGACCCCCCCCCAATTCGCCTAATGCTTCGTGGAATCTCTTTGTTGTCGTAAACTCGACTGGGAACAGGAAGTAGATGTCGGCGTGAGTTTTGCGGTAAGTTTCGCAAGCTTTGGCCAAGAACTCATGTTTCAGAGTGAATGGTGGGTTGCACCAGATACGCCTGAACTTTGTCCAGTCCTTAGTGAGGCCGTTCGTCTTTATCGTGTCGTAGTTCTCGATGCCGAACTCTGTGGCTTTTTCTGGCGTAGTTGCTGGGTCGTAATCGAACTGGCCGAATCGTGCGACTATTTCTTTGGGCGTGTAGTATTCGTTGTCTTTAGATACGCACTTGGTCATTCCTCCTCCTCTAGATATACGAAAGTTCGACCGTGCCAGCTATTTGACCGCCCAGCCAAGCATTCATATAGCCCTTGCCTTGATTTCTGCTCTGGCTTCTTGAATTTCTCGAACACTTCGGTGACACTATTGAATATCTCTCCAGTATCCCAGCATTTCACTTTGCGTGTAGCTCGGTGGTCGTTTCTGTTTCTCATATTTTCTTTATGAGTTACCCACCTCAGATTGTCTACACAATTATTTGATGGGTTGCGGTCGATATGGTCTACTTCTTGGCCGGGCTTAGGCATTCCGAGCCAAGCGGTTGCTACCATCGTATGGACTCCGATTTGCTTCCTCTGCTTTTCTCCTAATTTACCGACTTTGATGGCTTTGTAGCCTCTACGATTCGGCTTTGGCTCTAATTTGACCAGTATTTTGCCGTCCCAACCTATCTTCGCATTCTTGCTGTGGACTCTTGAGGAGCTTAGCATAAAGATATCACCAAAGTAACTTGCCCAATACCTGCCATCGCATTCTTCGATTGGAACTTGTCTGAGCTTCATCATTTCACCACCTCCACTCTTGCTTTAAGCTCTTCATGAATCAGCTTCCCAAACTTCTGTCCTTCTATCATTGCCTTCGTAGTATCCTTAGCTATACGATTCCGAAGGTTAATATAGAAGTAGTCAAAGAGCTCCGTGCTTCCAAACTTCTCTTTGAACTCTTTGCGAAGCTCGATAATATCTGGCATTTCGCCGTCAAAGACTACTACTCTGGTCATTCCTTCTCCCCATTCCGTACAGATTTCTTCGGCTTTGAATAAGTCTATTTTTCCATCATCGAATCTTACGGCATATGGTCTGGCTAATTCTGAGCCTAGCATCTGAGTCTTTATCGCCACAATCTTGCCAGTCTTTATCTCGTCACGATTCTTGTTGAAGCTGAAGGCTATCACAGCGACCCTTTGCCCGATTTTAAGTTTTTTCCTAAATATACTCATTTATCATCCTTTTTATCTTCGACTAGCCATATCTCCTGTTGCTCCTGGTCCTTGCGCCAATCCTGAACTAGCTTATAAAATCGCTTTTTGCCTAGTTGCTTGGCTAGATTTTTGTCCCAATAGCGTTCGCAATAGTATCCGCCACCGAAGACACAGTTGGAATATATGGCATTGTTTGTGAGGATGTTGCCAGTCTTTTTTGGCTCTGTCCTGCTAGCCAGCATTTTTTGCTCCTTTTTTCGATGCTGGCTTTTCTAATGCCTTGATTTTTTCCTTTAGTCTGGCATTTTCTAGAGCCATTTCATTGATTCTGTCATCACTTGAGTTCAGCTCGTTAGATAGGCGTTCGACCTGCTTTTTAAGGTCGCTATTTTCGCCCTGTATGTTGTCCATATTCCTATTTCTTCCGAGTTCTGACTCATACATCGCCTTATACTCGGCGTAATTTCGTTCTGCCTTCTCCGTCTTTTTCTCTATGTCTTTAAGCTTGCCTTCGTAGTATTCACGCAGAGCCTTAGCTTCTTTTATGACTATTGGTCGGCTATCTTTAGCCGCTTCGCCCAGGGATACAATCACGAACATTGCGATTGCGATTGTTAGAATAATATTCGTGATGATTAAGACTACAATCATTCTTCCTCCTCTCCGCAGAGTTCGGTGGTGGTGTATTTTTTGCCGTCCGACAATTCAAACACGAAGCCATCAAAATTGATTGATGAGTAAACATTGCCATCTCCGGACGAAAACCCTTGTGAAACTCTGTCAAATCTAATCGTATCCACTTTTAGCGCCTCAGCCCACGCTCGGACTGCCTTGCGAATTTTCTCGTCCTTGATGAGTGGCTCGATTGGCTTGTAGTCCTTCCAGTCTTTAGCTACTGCATCTAAGCCAAGATATTCTGCTACTCTCTCGCCGTTGATTTCTACTGCAAAGTTTTGCACGAATTTCATAGCGCCATCACATACGAGTTCACCAATTTTCTTGTTGTCAAACTTGCTTTGAACTTTCATTCTGGCTCTCCTTTGCTTCGTTAATGAGGCTCTGATTCTTTGTGGCGCTCTTCTTCAAGTTAGTGGTCTTCACCTTGCGCTTGGCTTTGCGCTCAATCTTCTTCGCCCACTCTTTGTAGTCGATATTCTCCACTTCTCCGTCCTTTGTTGTAATTCGCAAAAATGGCAGGTCTAGTCCAATATTCTTGGCTTCTTCCTGCCATTCTGGGTCGGTTTCGATGCGCTTAATGACTAGCGTGTCCAACGGCAACCTCTCCGTGATAATGAATTGCCTTAGCGTGCCAAAGTTGTTGAACTTGTCGCACGAATAGCAATGCTTGTGGTAGAGTTCGATTCTATCTATTTTTGACATTCCTCTTTCTCCCTTCTGAACTTAATTCTTTGATATTTTTCCCATCCAGGCTCGGCATCCGCCCATATTGCCACTCGATCGAATACTTCTGAGCGATTCGATAGATGTATGCTAGGCTCAAGTGCCGATGGTTCTTCAGGCATCGCACGAATCGTCCGTAGGATTCGGCGTGGAAGCCTCTCGGCGAATAGAACCAATGGTGAAACCACACCACCGTCAGCCCAGCCTTCACTACGAGGCTCTTATTATCCCAGAAGACTATTTCTAGCCCGTTGGTCTTGCGAACGCATATCGCCTCGGCTACGAATCGCACCTAATCGCCCTCCCTATTTCTTCTTGCCAAAGAATTCATCTATCAGCGCGCCAACGATTGCGGCCGTGAGTGCGACCAGCGAGATGATTCCGCAGAGCTGAAGCGTTGCCAGTAGTAAGTCTGCTAGCATTATTTCTCCTCCATGACCTTAAATGTTGCTAATTGCTCACCCGAGAAGTGGTCTTCTATTGCCAGTTCGAGTTCGCCATCGGCGGTTTCTTCGATATAGACATCTACCTCTTGGAACGAATCTCGCAGATAGCGATAATCTCCGTTCTTGTAAACCATCATTTTTAACCTCCGTTCTCTTGCCACCCCTGGCAAGCTTCGGTGCAGAATTAGGGGGTCAGATGGGCTTTTGGTGAAACCATCTCTGCACCGAAGCCTACCCTCGAAAGCTGTCGCATTGCCTTCGAGCATAGGTTCGAGAGAAGCCAGCTCAGAGCTTTAGGCTCATCGCTGACAGAGGCGCTGGCGGAGGTAATACTATGGGTTAGATTACGAACCAGCGCAATTGGCGGTCAGTTACGTACACAAGCTTAATTGAGATAATTAAAACGATTGAAAATCATGAATAAAGATTCTTATAACCGCCAGAATTGGATTGTGAAGTGCTGTCGATTCGAGCTTTAGGCTCAAGTCGACCTTATTTGGTGGCAGAGGTTGGAGTTGAACCAACTTTATATCTCGCTTATGAGGCGAGCCAGATTCCGAATCTGCTCTCTGCGATATAGGCCTTGGCGAGATGTGGGGGTTGAACCCACCTAGAAATCCCTTACGCTAGCGGCTACCGAGCTCTCGCCATATCGAGGCTATTTATATTCCGCCACCTCTAGCGGTCGATTAGGACGCTTGCCGAGTGCGCCATAGACAATGATTTAAGACATCAATGCAGGTGCTCTGCTGTTAGGGGCTTATAACCCCCCCCCCAGGACTCCGCTCGTAGATTCCATTTAACTTGCGTTTTTGCCTAAGCCCTGGGGAGGAGCGACAAGCTCGTCCATTGTTTAAGGTTCTAATTGGCGGAGAGAGCAGGATTCGAACCTGCGAGAGGTTTCCCTCTACTCGGTTAGCAACCGAGCGCAATCGACCACTCTGCCATCTCTCCAGAGGTATTATGGGGGTGCTTCTATCGTTGACATTTAACTGGCTTCCTAATACCAGCCCCCGTCCTCTTAATCTAGATAATCTCCGTTGCTAATGTGCTCAATGTAGTTATTCAGCTTTTCGTTGATCGCTGTGGCTAATTCTTGCGCCGTCTTGATTTCTTCTTCCCAGTCCTTGCGCTCATAGGTGAAGATTTTCAGTTGATATCTCTCATCTATGAATCTCGGGTCATAGAGCGCAACATATAGGCGTTCTAGCTTCGGATTGTTGAAGTAGTTCATGAATTGAGCGAAGTATTCGCTCGGAGCTTCGTTCTCCAATATCGCCTTGATATGTCTTGCCGAGCTTAGGCACTTGATTTCGATTGCTTCGGTCAAGTCCTCTGTGTAGCCGTCTGGCGAGCATAGGTGGCTATTATTGAATCGCCACACTCCGCCTCGGATAAACTTCTTGCCGAGCCTGAACTCTGCTTCATCGATTGCGATAGGTTCTAGGTCGTGCCCTCGTTCTCTGCTTGAGCCAAGCCCTTCCGATTCCTCTCCGTCATCGCCAGAGCCTACTGTGAGGCGTTCTGCCAGCGTTTCGTAGAATGTTAGATTTGGCTTGGCTAAGTCGAAGCCGAACTCGGCTTTTCGGTCTTTGGCGAAGTATTTGCCGAGCTTCGTGCCCGTGATAGCCCCCTCCCGAAGGCTCAGCCATTCGGTCGAGCCTTGCGGACACATCTCATTAGTCAGCACTTCCATCTTGTAGCTCCTTCAGCCTACGAGCGAACATCGTGCGAATGTGGTAGTTCTGCCCTTCGGTAGAGTTTGGGTATTTCGCCTTTAGTTCCTTTGCGTAGGCATCCACGCTTGCTTTGTCGTCTAGGATGTCAAGGTGCGCTTGGATTTCCTCGAAGTCCATGCCGTATTTCTTGATGGATTTCTTCGGCTGATTCTGTTGGCTGATTGCCTGCGCCACCTCGTCTGCGCTGGCATATTCGCCACCTGCTAGACCAAAGTTTGCGAGCGCACGCCCGATTGCTGATGTTTCGCAGTTTTCGAGCGCCGAGGTTTCGTTAATCTTGCTTGATTGGCGGTTCTCTTCTGCATATCCTGTCGCTATTACGAAGCCTTCCTTGTTGATGATTTCCGCCTTAATCACCACCGTGCGCTCATTGATGCTCACTAGGTTTGTCTGAATCCCTAGCTCTTGCTTGTGTTCTTTTCTAAATTCGTCCACCCTCTTGGCAACGGTCTTGTATTCCTTGCCGTGGATGTTGACTATTCCCGTGTCCGCCATGTTAAGCCTCCACGAAGTCGCTCTCTAGGAGCTCTTGAGTCTTCTTGACCACCTTCTTGCCGTCTAGCTTGGCGACCGCATCGTCTGCATCTCGATATATTTCGACCTTCTTAATGAGCTTCTCGTAGTCCTTCTTGTCGAGCGCTCGTAGATAGTCGATAGTGTCCATCTCTGGGTCGTAGAGTGGTTCGATTGGCTCTTCGACTGCCTGCGCTAAGACCTCTTTATCCGTCATTTCTTCTTTGCGATTTCTGCTAATTTTGAACATCTTCAATTCCTTTCGTTGTTTTCTTTGCTTTCCCCCTTTTGCTAACTAAACCGCCTTTTCTGCCTGCTATCTTGGCTCTTTCCCAACCAGTCAAGCCATCTTTGCCGACTTTAGGGCTAGCGAATCCGCCAGTAGAGCTTCTAATTCCCCCCTTGTGGCCAATCTCGGCGTAGAAGTTATCTCCGTGCCTGGCCTTGTTTGTTGCGGCGGCTTTCTTTCCACCCTCCAGAGTTCCTGCCATCAGTTCGATTCGTTCCTTTCCCACTCTTCGATTAGTGCTTCAATTTTCTCGGCGAATGCTTGTTTGATTAGGCTCATTACCACCTCCAATCTTTCTTGCGGTCGAATAATTCGTTGACCTTTTCGATTGCTTGCTCCGTAGTTTCGTCTACGATCTCCTGAACCTTGTTAAGGTCGACATGAGCCATGATTGCTTCTTTAAGGCTTTCCTTAAAGCCATCGAACTCTTCGTCCTCTAAATCCCAGCCGTAGGTCATTTCTTCGGCTTTATTGAATACGAAGTTGTCGATTACTTCGCCCCATTCTCTGAGGCTCTTGTCTTCTGCCTCCGCCAAGATAATCTCGTTGGCGATTTGATCGTTAATTGTCATTTAGTGTCCTTCGTTGTTATTTGCAGATTGGCTCTGCGTTAATGTAGTAGTCATAAGTCCAAGTGCAATGATTGCGCTCGGCATAATCTTCGATTTGTTGTTGGCGATATTTGCCAACCATTACTGCTCCCGTGAGTGCGATTGCTATCGCTACCACGATTGCGACTTTCTTCATATTTGTTGCCTTTCGTTGTTATTTGATTTGGTAGTTCTCTCGAATTGTTAAGTCGATTCGCAAGGCTCTGCATAGCGTTTGCACCAGTTTGATTTTGAAAAAATCGCCCTGTTTAGGCGATTAGCGATGTCTTGTAGTTGTTGTTTTCTTGTAAGATGTCCTAATATACATTGTGCGACATCTCAAGTTTCGGCTAAAGACGGTTCGCTAACCGTCTGTTTGAATCTTCTTTCAATGCTCTTTCGTTGTTGAACTGTCTTTAGTATAGCGAATCGGTTGTGCTTTGTCAATACGATTTGCTTATGTTTTTTCGCCTCTAGCGTTCAACGGTTAAGTGAATCTTTGGAATCTTTGGCATTCGCTTTGCAATACGCTTTCCTAGAGGTTCTTTTGGCGCTCCTGCTGGCTCGAATGGGGAAGTGCTAAACACGAATCGTCCATTGACCGGGATTGTTCGGAGCGCCGCCTGCTCTTCTGATGTTAAGTGAACTTCTCTGCCCGTTCCTCGCATTTTAATCATGCCACCAATGACCTGATTCCATTCCAGTAGAGTGATTTGCCTATCGCTCATTCGGTAATTCTTCTTGAGTGATTGTGCTAGCATTGAGCGGATGATTGATTGATAGTTGTCCATGATGTTCCTTTCGTTGTTATTTGCGTTATTTCGCACATAGACCCATAGACTATCAACTTTTCGGCTAAAATCGCTCAGACGAGCTGTGGTGGGCTTAGAACGGCAATTTCTGCCGAGCTTCTTCCACGAATTTCTTGTCTACTTTTTCGACCGACTTGATTCCGAGCCTTCTAGCACGCTCACGATCAAGTCGCTTAATTTCGTGCGGTTGGCAAGGGTAGGAGTTAGGGGGATAGTATTTCCTGCCGTTTTGGTATAGCGGAACGCACTCCCAGGCCAATGTCACGGTGATGTTGTCGTTCGATAGGACATAGTAGAATTGAGTCGGCATTGAGCGGAGTTGCGCTTTGGTGTAGTCCTTCTTGCGCCACTCCCATTCGACTGCGGTAGGTGCGCTCATTCTGGAATCTCCTTTAAGTAGCTATCTGGCATATTGTAGAGCTTTCTAGGGTCTACCTGGTAGCCTTTGCTTTGTGGCTCTTCGTCCTTTAAGGAGAAGACCCCTGCCCATCCACGCTCTATCGACTGATTGACGATCGCTACTCTTTCCCTATCGCTTGCGCCGAGCTTGTTGAGTTTGGCGATAATCAGCTCTAGGGCTTTGTTGGTCATTGGCTTCTTGATGAGCTTTCTGAACTTTACGAACTCGACTAAGGCTTCACGAAGTTCTGTGGATTCTGTCGACTTCTGAATAATAGAATCGAAGTTTTCCACAGGCTTGCTTTGCGCCTTACTTACTTTCTTATTATTCTTACTTGTATTGTTCTCTGTTACATTTTTGTAACTAGGGTAGTTACATTTTTGTAAGGGGGTAGTTACATTTTTGTAACTAGGGGTGTGCAAAACTTTCAATGTAATATTGCGGCGCAATATAGCGTTTTGCGAGTTTCTAATCACTCGCACCTCGATGTATCCTTGTTCCGCTAATTTTGCAGTCCAGCATGAGATTGTTTTCTCGCTTACTCCGTAGAGTTCGGCGAAGTATTTGCGAGAAGCCCAGCATCTTCCATCCTTCTGCGCTAGTGCCGATATCTCGGCATAGAATAGTTTTTCGCTCGAAGACAGGTTCTTATCGTATCGAATCGTAGCAGGCAGAACGGCGTAATAATTTGGCTGTTCAGCCGAAAAGTTGTTTTGCATTTTATTTACCTCCGCAAGTGTTGCGAGGTGCAAAAAGCACACCGAAATGATGTGCTTTAGCTATGCAGTAATTTCATTATAGCACAATTTTGTGATATAATAAAGTCAGTCCGCAAGGACTAGACAATCCTAAATTGTCTTTCGTTGTTGAGAACCGCTTCGTGCGGTTCTTCTTTTTGCCTTGAAAAAGGGGAGTCCGAAGACTCCCATAGATTAGATTGCGATTTCTGCATCCATGTCGGCGTATTCCTCAATAATGTCGATGATTCTGTCCAGGTTGCCGTCCAAGTCCCAAGTAACGAAGGCTTCGTAGTCGAAGTCGGTCACGGCGATCGTGCCGAATGCCTGAAGCCTCTCCCAGAGTTCCCTTGTTGGCTTGCCGTTCGGTTTGAATACGCTTAACCTACATTCACCCCCTTAAGAACGAAGAAGTCGATTTGCTTCTGAATGTCATTGCGGAATTCGGGGTCTGGCGTATAGACATAAAGCCACGCTAAAGCCCTCAGAATGCCGTAGGAAGCGACTTGCGGCGATTCTTGCAGGATTTCCCATGTTTTGCGCAAAAGCTCGTCAGACGGCTTGTGAACGCTTTGCAGGACGGCGTGATGAAGCTCGTCATGCATCCAGACAGGAATCTTGTAGATGAACCTTTCACGAAGCTTCTTGGCATAGCCAGAGTTCCACTCATTCTTCATGAAGAGCAGATGGTGCGAATTTTCTACAATCTTTCTCTTTTTGCTCATATCAAGCCCCCCTTTCATGAGCGATTTAAGGTGCGATATTCCAACAGAGCCCAAGACGGGTGATTGGTCTTGGACTCTGGCAGAACCTCCAGTATTTAAGTTGAGTGTAGTGTGTTGCGAGAAAATGTCTGGAGGTGTCGCCACAGAGCGCTGGCATAGCGCTCATAAAAGCCCACCAGAATTGATGGGCTTCGATGAGAGCTAGGCTTTAATGACTAGATAGTCACAAGTAGTCGTGATTGCGGCTTCTGTTGGATTTGTAGCTACGATATTGAAGCCGTCTGTGGCTTTGTTTGCGGCGTTTACCTGAAGGCTCGGATTGGCGCTCGATAAGAATACCTTGTAGCTTGCGCTAGATTGGTTCGGAATTGTGATGCTTTCGGTTGCGCCAGCGCCAGCTTCTGCGCTTAGCGATATCGTGCCAGAAGCCACGATAGGCTCTGGTAATTGATAGGCGTTGATAGCGTTGACGATAGCGTTAATATTTGCGACCAATTTGTCCAAGTCATCAGCCTTCAAGACATCGAGCGGAACGAAGTCCATGCTCGGATATGGTAGCGTGATAGATATCATTATTTGTCCTCCAAGTAAGTTAATTCATCGGACGGCTTCGGTAGATTCTTCTTCTTTGCGGTCTTATCGAGTAATTTTTCGATCTTCTCTGCATCTTCTTCAAGTGTGAAGACGATTAGGCTGAATCCTTTGTAGTTCTTAGCGTAACGATAGCCAGTCTTTGGCAGAGGCTTAATTTCTTCGCCGTCATTGTAGCGCAGACCTTTTGGAATTGGTCTGCAGGTGATTTCGTTGACTGGAGTAGGATTCCAGATTGCTATCTTGTCGAGTAATAGCTTCATGATTCGAATATTCCTTTCTGTCGTGTGTTAGGTGGTATTTGGCGGCCTGAATGTAACGATGCTAATATCAAAATTCACCTTTGGCGATTTAGGCGGAGTATTGCCAACGATAAGGTCTGTCCAATGCCCCAGCGTTGCTCTGACTGTAGTCGCATTGATCCTAGCGACTTGGATTATCCATTCTTCATTACTGCTCACAGGGTTCAATAGCTCATTGCCAGCATATGTCGTATTGCCGTAGGTAATTTGGACTTGCTCTATCGCCCCTTTGACCGCTGGAATATTGATATCTTTGATGATGCGAACGACTGGCTCATAGAGCTTGTAGGTCGGAAATGTCTTCCTAACATCGTGGTTAGTCTGCGGAAAATTGATTGATCCCGTGTTCTTGCTAGTTTGTGCAAGTGCAAGATAGTCTGAATTAGCAATGAATCTATTAGGCTTCATCGTAATATATCCTGTAGTAAACTTTTGGCGTGCCTGATGCGCTTTGAGGCCACGGTGCTCGGATAGTAATCGTGCTAGCAGTCACTTCGACTCCTTGCTTGCTTAATCTCGCTTGTTGATTCTCGAACTGATTTGCTTGCATTTGCTGAATTGTGCCACCAGATTCGCCTACCCAAATCATGACCTGAGGCTTATAGCCGAGATTGTGATTGATTGTGACTGGCTTAGCTGTCAAGAATTGTTCCGTATCTCTCTCGATGGCAACATCTCCAGCCATGAACACCTTGCGGTAATTGTAGTCCGAATTGATGATGAAATGCTCGGCGAGTTGGCTTGTTGTAGCAACATCTGGGTCAATATCTGTCGGCATGACGGCATAGATTCGATAATAAACATCATGCGCCGTAGCTTGGTCTGCGAATAGCGTAATGTCTGTCGTGGTTGCTGTAGCTTGGATTGAATCCCAGATTGGATACCACATATGTGTATCTGGGTCTTGGTATCGAATGTCAGAACTTAGACTGAATGGAATTGGCGATTCGAAGTCTGCTGTTTCGCTCCAGAATCCAAAGATTAGCGGAGCGAACCCTAGCGTGTGCGGAATTGAGCAGAAGCCATATTCGAAGTTTGTAGAACCCTCGAGAAACATCACTACTAGATCAGTCGGCTGTTCCGAGCTAATCTTGAAGTTACGGAAATTGGGCATTAACTTTCAAGCTCCTCTACGACATCCACGCCAGGAACGCTAATATATTGTCCGAAACCACTCGGACTGCGCTCAGAGCCGAGGTAGTAGCGCCTAGTATTGCTCGAATCCCGAACGATGATATCCCCTGCTGATGAATCGATAACAATCTTTCCATCGTTGCTAGTCATCATTTGGTTGCCGTTCTGTTTTACATTCTTAATTATTGCCATTTTCTATCTCCCCATATCTTTCGATAGTTAAAGTTGTGACTAGACCCTTATTCGTTAGCGAATCCTTCTTCCCTACGATTTGGTAGTTGCCAACATCCTTGTAGTTGAGCGTAACGACATCGCCGAGTTCGAGGGCTGGATTCCCCTTCACTACAATCTCCTTCGTTGGCGAATATTCGACACGCTTGGTCAGAATATCCTCAGCGTAGGCATCGACATTCGCATAAGAGCCGAAGTAGTCGTTGTCTTCAATTGTGAGGAGTTGCTCACCAAACTTCTCGACCGACACATCTTCGTAGGCATCATATTCGAATGTATCCACAATCTTTGCTGGCTCGCCCCAGATGCGAATCGTCTTTAGAGATATAGCCGTCTGGTTGGTATTCGTGACAATAATCTTCATAGATTCGGCGAACCTTGTAGCCGTCACGGTCACACCGCTCGTGATTTGGTTGCCAGATAGGTCAACTGCTACGAATCCAGTCGTTGAATCTGAGGTCGTATTAACGAATGTTGTATCTGCCGTCCAGCAAGGGTTATCGAAGCTAAGCCAGAATGTAGCTAAGCCTTGTCGTGGAACTCGATAAGTATCTGCATCTGCATCGGAGCGGTAGCCATCGTCATTATTCGCCATGAAGACAATCTGGCGGCTCTGAACTACTCGGACATTGCTCTTAATCTTGACGTGATTTACTACGCCACTCTCACGGCTCGGCTTATAGCTCACGATATTCGATTCATCGAAGGTGGCTACTGGTTGCAAGATTCCGCCATCGTTGCGTGGCGTAAAGCGAATGATGCCAGTTTCACTAAGCCATAGCCTGCCGTTCTCGGCTTGAACGAGCTTGCGAAGCGCCGTGCCTGCTTTAGTGCCATTCGTGAAGTAGACGAACGGAATAGTGTTGTTGCCTTGGTCGAGGTCATACATCGTGGAATCCAGCCCAAACTGCTCTAGAATCACGGCGATCGCTTCGTCCGTTCGGACATCCCTTAGAAGAACGGTCGACTCAAGGTCTTGGTTTGCGATTTCGCTCAAGAAGTCCATTGCCGACCAAGACATTGTGATGTCATCGATGCCCGAATAGTGCGGCAATTCTTGCGTTAAGCCAACGAATGACGGAACTAGTCCGACCTGCTTAAAGCCGAGATGCGTGCGAATTGGTCGCTTTGGCAGAATATTCTCAGCAATAGGGCTATCGCCACCAAAGGTGAAGTAGCCGTCCGTGTTATCGAGAGTGAAGTCTAGGATTGCGCTCTGGACATTATATGGGAACTCGATAGAGCGATTCACGCTCATCGAGATTAGTCGGTCGTCTAGGCGCTCATAAGTGAATGAATCCCAGTATTGCAAAGGCTGAGTGTCGCTTGTCGCCAAGACATCCGTGCCGTCTAGTTGACTCTCGTCAAGCACAAAGAAGCCCCGATAAGGCTCTTGAACCTTATCGAAGCTGATGCCGATAGCCCAGTTCAAGGGGCGAACTGAGCCATTGGCGATTCGGTTAAACTCTTCTGTCGTGCTAATCATTGGTGCTCTGCCTTAATTCGATAGTTACATTTCTGCGACAACTACACTCGTTGATTACTCCGCCGTCCGTGAGTTTCATTCTGACGGCTTGAGAGGTCACCAGAGCCGTGTTTGTGAGCAAGTCGGTCATAGTTAGCTCTGGATAGATTCCAGTGCTAAATTGGCGAGTATAGAAGCCTCGTAGCCGTTGATAGGTTGCATTGTCCATCTGCTTCCAGCTCTGCTTCCAGACCTTCTTCAAGTAGAGGAAGTCCGTGTAGACATTGCCGTCTAGCGTGGTGTTATCCGATGCGCCTTCGACATCGTTGTCTGTGATTGGAATCTGCAAGACATCGAAGTGCATATCGTCTGCTGAATCGTGTAGTGCTAATCTATACATTTTTCCTCCTTACAACGCCATTGCGCCCATTCTTGAGCGGTCGACTTCTTGAATCTTGTTCCAGATGTCGAGTGCGACTTCACGCTTCTGCGATTCGCTCGTGGCGTAGACACCTTCTACATTGATTGTGATATTCCCTCTTGCACCAC